GGACATATAAAAAAGGTTTAGACCTACTTGGTTTTAAATATCAGGAGAGATCACAGCCTTTTCAAGGTGCTAGTTCTGTAACACATCCAATGTTATCTGAAGCGGTAACACAGTTTCAAGCACAAGCTTACAAAGAATTATTACCACCTGGAGGACCAGTAAGCACACAAATTATTGGTCAAATAGATCCAATAAAAGAAGAAAGAGCACAGCGTGTAAAAGAGTTCATGAACTATCAGATCACTTATGAGATGGAAGAGTATGATCCTGATTTAGATTCTTTACTATTTTATCTACCTTTGTCTGGTTCTGCTTTTAAAAAAGTTTATTTTGATGAAGGATTAGGAAGACCTGTTTCTAAATTTGTTCCTAGTGATGACTTGTATGTCCCATATCAAACAACAGACTTTCCTTCTTGTGAAAGAATAACTCACGTTGTTAGAAGAACAGAGAACGAAATTAGAAAATTACAGGTGTCTGGTATGTACAGAGATGTCGATATAAAAACATCCGATAATCAAACACAACTACAAGAAAAAGAAGGACAAATATCAGGAGTAAAAAAATCCTATCAAGATAATTTATACGAGCTTTTAGAAATGCACGTTGACTTAAACATAGAGGGTATTGATAGTGAGGATGGAATAAAAGTACCATACATTGTTACAATAGATGAAGGCTCTGGAAAAGTTTTATCTATATACAGAAACTATAGAGAAGATGATCCTGGAAGAGCAAGAACACAATATTTTGTTCATTATAAATTTTTACCTGGTTTTAGTTTTTATGGTTTTGGTTTGGTGCACATGCTTGGTGGTTTATCAAGAACTGCAACAGCAGCATTAAGACAATTACTAGATGCAGGTACACTATCAAATTTACCTGCAGGATTTAAGGCTAGAGGTTTAAGAGTTGCAGATGATGACAATCCTTTACAACCAGGTGAGTTTAGAGATGTAGATGCACCAGGAGGAAGTTTAAGAGAGGGTTTATTACCATTGCCTTACAAAGAACCAAGTGGAACATTATTTCAATTATTAGGTTTTTGTGTAGAAGCAGGAACAAGATTTGCAGCGATAGCTGATCAAAAGATTGGTGATAGTGTAGCAGCGAACGCACCTGTCGGAACAACAATGGCTCTTATGGAGCGTGGTGCAAGAGTCATGTCTGCTATTCATAAAAGATTACACTACGCACAAAAGATAGAGTTTAAATTATTAGCAAAACTTTTTGCTGATGCTTTACCACCAGCTTATCCGTACGAAGTCGGTGTTAATGCAACACCTAGTTTAAAAGCAGAGGACTTTGGACCAGAGATAGATATTATACCTGTTTCAGATCCTAACATTTTTTCTATGGCTCAACGTGTTACGTTGGCACAAACGCAATTACAACTTGCACAATCAGACCCAGCTTCTCACAATATGTATGAAGCATATAGAAGAATGTATCAAGCATTAGGGGTAAAAGATATTGATGTTATACTACCAGCACCATCTGAACCGCAACCAGCAGACCCAGCTGTAGAAAATGCTAATGCTTTACGTAATGCTGGCTTGATAGCTTTTAGAGGTCAAAATCATTTAGCACACATGGATGCACATAGAGCATTTATGTCATCATTTTTAGTAAAAGGTAATCCACCTACTATGGCGATATTACAATCTCACATTGTAGAACATATTGGATTACAAGCTAGAGAGGAAGTTGAAGAAGAAATGAGACAAGTTATAGAGCAAAAAGCACTAGAATTTGGTGGTCAATTACCTCCAGAAGCACAACAAGCTATACAAGAGCAGATAGAACAACAAGTTGCAGAAAAAATAAGCTCTATGATTGAAGAAATGGTTGGTGAAGAGCAAGAAATACTAGCTGAAGAAGGCCAAGATCCGTTAATTTCATTAAAAGCACAAGAATTACAGTTAAAAGCACAAGACATACAACGAAAAGCTATGGATGATGAGTCAAGAAGAAGTTTAGATAAGGCAAAATTAAATCAAAATGCAAAATTAACGCAAGATAAGATAGACTCACAAGAAGATATTGCGCAACTTCGTGCAAATGTTAACCTTTCTAAGCAAAAACAGTGAAGAAAAGCGAAAAAAAAGTTTCAAAAGTGATGCGAGAGTTTAAAAAAGGCAAATTAAACATTGGCGGATCGAAAAAAAAGGTTAAATCTAGAAAGCAAGCAATTGCAATTGCATTAAACAAGGCAGGAATATCTAAAAATGGAAAACGCAGAAGCAAAACTAGCTAGTTTTTACGAGAAGCTAATTATCATAGCAAAAAAAACTGGAAAAACACCAGAGGATAGTGTACTTTTAGCTGGTGCTATGATGGCGTGTGCAAAAATGATTTATTACGAACATTTATCACCCCAAGAAGCAAAAGATTTGGAAACTCATAACAGTTATGATATTCTAGAACTTATTAAACCAACTATACATTGAGGTAGATATGCCAGGATTAAAACAAGCAACTGAAAAATTAAAAGCACAGGGTTTAAAAAAAGGTGGTTTTCCAGATCTTAGTGGTGATGGCAAAATTACAAAAAAAGATGTCTTGATGGGTAGAGGTGTCATTAAAAGAAAAGCTGGTGGACTTGCAGGTAGACTAGCTCAACGTGGTTACGGAAAGGCAAGAGCATGAACTTTAAGAAAACAAAAGTAGAAGTGGTAAAACAAAAAAACCCTTTTCCTAATATAAAAGTTTCATCTGATGCTGCTATTGTTTACTCACCTTTTGTTGTAAAACAAAACAAAGGTAGTGGCCCACAAGGGCAGACTAGCAAAGCACAGATCAAAAAAGTTGCTTTCAAGGGCGTAAAGTAATAAAACCCTATCAACAAAGGAGGATTGTATGAAACTAGTACAAGATCTATGGGCACACTTAAAAGAGTGGTCTGACTGGAGTATGAAAGACTGGATTAAAGCTGCGATTGTAGCAATAATCGTTATCATAATTATAGGAGCAATATAGAATTTCATGTGGCAACTATTAGCTAAACCTTTACTTGGCGTCGTCGCTGATGGCGTCAAGGGTTTTGTAGAAACGAAGAAAGCAAAACAAGAATTAAAATTAACTGAAATAAAAGCAACTCAGAAACTCAAAGAAGATCAAATTGCGGGTAAAGTTGCATGGGAGCAAAGTGCAGTTGATCAGATGAAGGGGAGCTGGAAAGACGAGGTAGCTTTAATTGTTCTACTACTTCCAGCAGTTTTAGTATTCACGCCTTTACAAGAACACGTTCATCAAGGGTTTATCGCTTTACAAGATTTACCGTCGTATTATCATAATTTGTTGTACATTGCGATTTCTGCGAGCTTCGGCATAAAGGCAGGATCCAGTGCTATAGGCATGTTTAAGAAAAAATGAAAAAGGCACAAAAGAAAAAAGTAAAAAAAGTAATTAAAAGTTTAAAAAAAGCATCAAAGGCTCATGCTGGACAAGCAAAGACTTTGCAGGGTGTGATTAAAAAAAGGTACAAAATAGCGTGAGTTACGAAGAATTATCCAAATCAGTAAAATTAAGTGAAGGTTTTAGAAACAAAATTTATCAAGATACCGAAGGATTCGATACCATCGGGTGGGGTCATAAAGTTGTCCCAGCAGATAATTTTGTTGCTGATAAAGAATACACAGAAGAAGAATTACAAGCAGTATTTGATAAAGATTTAAGCAGAGCGATAGCTCAAGCTAAACAACTAATGACGCAAAACGGTATAGAAGATTTACCTGAAACAGCTCAACACGTCTTATCGGAGATGTGCTTTCAACTTGGACAATCAGGGGTGTCTAAGTTTAAGAATATGTGGAAAGCCCTGCAGGAAGCTAATTTTATAGGAGCAAGTTATGAAATGCTTGACTCCAGATGGAATAAACAAACACCAAATCGATGTAAAAAATTAGCTGACCTTATGAAATCATGCGGCTAGAAAACTTCTTTACAGCATATAAAAAAGATTTAATTGCTAGACAAAAGCAAGTAGAAGAGTCTATATTAAGTGGACTTTGCAAAACATGGGAGGATTATAAATACCTCACAGGTAAACTTGCAGCATTAAAACAAGAGGAACAGGAACTCACGGACCTGCTTAAGAAAACGGAGCTAGATGATGACTAAACCAAAACTTATAGTACCAAAACATGTATGGGATGGTGCTCAAGCGGAGAAAAAGAAAAATGAAGTAGAAAAAATACCTCAACCGTCTGGTTGGAGAATGGTATTATTCCCACTTAAACTTCAAGGTAAAACAAAAGGTGGCGTATTGCTAACTGACGATACAGTTACAGAATCACAAGTAACAACAAACATATGTAAGGTTCTTAAAATGGGGCCTGAGTGTTACAAAGACAAAGAAAAGTTTCCTAGTGGCCCTTGGTGTAAAGAGGGTGATTGGGTTCTCATCACAAGATATGCAGGATCTCGTATTCGTATTGAT